TGCGGCGCGCCCATGAGAGGCAATCATTGAAGCCCAGAGCGGGCGCGAGATCGGGGCGTGATGGGAGCACTGCCGCCCATCCGGCATGATCGCCGGGACCGAGCGGGTGAAGCCCTGTTCCGCCCGGTAATGCAGGATATCCATCCGGGACTTGCCATCCGCTCGCGTGATGCTGGCCGGGCTGATGCCCTTCCAGTTCTGTGCTGCCGGTGTCGGCCACTGGATCGCTTGGGCCGACAGTTTCGGCTCGCCCCGGCTGTTGATCTTGCCGAGGAGCCGGTCCACCTGATCGTCCGCCACCGGCGTTTTCCATTGCGCCGCCTGCGCTGGCAGGGGCGGCATCCCGCCCGAGCCATAGCTCTGGCCCGGCCCACCCTTCGCGCCGTCGGTCGCCTTGGGCGTCGACCACTTCGTAATGCCCAGCGCCAGCGCTTCCGCCTTCCGAGTGAAATCGCTGTTGCCCGCCGGATTGTACCGATCCGTGCCTGGATGCAGGCTCATCGGTGTGGGCCAGGATGAAGATGCGCAACCGCTGATGCGGCGCGCCAACTTCTGCCACCGAAAACAGACCCGCCGCAGGCGTGTAGCCCAAGTCCCAAAGCTCTCGCAGGACGGTCTCAAGGCCGAGGGTGACGTGACCGGGGACGTTCTCCAAGAAGACCCACTCGGGGCGGCATTCGCCAATGACGCGGGCGACATCGGGCCAGAGGTGGCGGGGGTCATTGGTCCCTTCGCGCTTTCCAGCGGCGCTGAAAGGCTGGCAGGGATATCCGGCGAGGACGATGTCGAAGGCACCTCGGAAGGGCCGAGCATCGAAGCTGCGCAGATCGTCCCAGATCGGGGCCGGGGCGAAGTATCCGCTGCGCTGGGCCGCGACGAGGACGGATCGCGGCCAGTCCTCCCATTCGACGAAGCATCGGGTGACCGCCCTTAGCGGTGACCATTTTGAAACCTACCCGGACGAGATCAACTGGGGCGACGTTGGTACCCTCACCCACTACGCCAGCCTGCTGCGCCAGATTACCGACAGCGTCTTCAAGGAGGGCGAATACGCCGAGTGAGGCGACCCCGCCTCGAGCCTGCCCCGCGATGGCGGGGCTTGGCCTCATAGAAGCGTGCCGCATTCCGCGTGCCGTGAACGCAGAGGCCACCATGACCAAACTCACTGAAACCCAGACCATCATTCTCAGCGCCGCAGCCCAGCGCGCGAGCAATCTGGCGATGCCGTTGCCCAAGGGGCTGCACGGCGCTGCCGCGAAAAAGGTCATCAGCATGATGATCGGACGCGGCTGGCTCGAGGAGGTCGACGCTGACCTGCGCAAGGTCGAGCCGCTCTGGCGCGAGACCGGCGATGGTCACGGCACCACGCTGGTGGTCACCGACCCGGGGCTGCTGGCCATCGGGATCGAGCCGGTTGTGGTGAAGGCAATGGCTGCCATTCGTGATCAGTCGGCCGAAACGCCCGTACCCAAGCAGCCGACACCGCGCGCCGGGACCAAGCAGGCAATGCTGATCGCAATGTTGCAAACGGCAGAGGGTGCGACGATGGACGCGATCGTCGCTGCCACCGGTTGGCAAGCTCATACGGCGCGCGGGGCAATGTCGGGTGCCTTGGGCAAGAAGCTGGGGCTGGTCGTGACCTTCGCTAAGCCAATGATCGACAGCGCGACAGTTATCCATCGGTGAAAACAGCCTCAAAGCGCTGCAGAGCTTTGTGACGACCGATTCGTACTCTGTTGCATTATATTGGGTGATCTCATGAGCTGTTTCTGGACAGAACAATCTGACGCCAGCGGATAAGTGAATGAACCGCGTGCCTGGATCAATATCACTGATGAATGTTTTGTGGTGCCGAACAGGTAAGGGAAATGCTTCGCCTGGGTTGATCGCGACATCACAAATGAGAAGAAATAGCCCTATGACTGGGTGATTGATCGTCGGAGGCCGTTCTAGCTCGGTGAGCGTAAGGAAAGCGTCAAATGCTAATGTATAGACGTGCGACATCATTCCTGCATCGTCAGCCTCTTTCCAGTCAAATGCGCCGCCGGAGGCAAAATGCAGATACTGGAGTTGAGCGAAACGCGCTTGCCCTTCAAAAATATGATAGGCGCCGCGCGCATGTGAACACGCTGATCGCGGCCTCGGGTGACACGATCACGGCCCGCGCCCGCTGGCTTGTCAGGAACAATGGCTATGCGGCCAATGCGGTGGAAAGCTTCGCCAGCAATGTTGTCGGTGACGGCATCAAGCCGTCGTCGACCATCGCAGATGCCGCCAAGAAGGAAGAGTTGCAGGCGCTTTGGCTGGCCTGGACCGATGATGCTGACGCCGAAGGACTGACAGACCTCTACGGTTTGCAGCGCCGGGCCGCCCGCGAGGTGTTCCTGTCGGGCGAGGTGTTCATCCGAATTCGGCCCCGCCGGGCGGAAGACGGTCTGACCGTGCCGTTGCAACTGCAGATGTTACCTGTAGAAATGTTGCCCCTCGACATGAACCGCACGCTGCCCGGCGCGGGGCTGATCCGGCAGGGCATCGAGTTCGACGGCATCGGTCGCCGCGTCGCATACCACTTCCTGCGCCGCCACCCGGGTGACCTGACTGATCCGGGTTTGGCTGGGGAAACCGTGCGCGTCCCGGCCGCCGATGTGATCCATGTCCTCGACCCGGTCGAAGCGGGCCAGCTGCGCGGTGTGTCCCGTTTTGCCGCTGCCATCGTCAAGCTGTTCACCCTCGATCTTTATGACGATGCGGAGCTGGAAAGGAAGAAAATCGCGGCGATGTTCGCAATGTTCATCACCTCCCCCGCGCCAGAAACGCCACTGGAACCGACCGAGGACGATCTGGAGGTTGAACCGGGTCAGGTGGTGCGGCTGGATCCGGGTGAAGACGTCTCCACCCCGGCCACCCCGGATTCTGGCGGCACCTATGAGCCGTTCCAATACCGGACGCTGCTGCAAGTCGCGGCGGCGCTGGGCATTCCCTACGGCTATCTGACCGGCGACACGGCGAAGGGCAACTTCTCCAACACGCGGATCAGCCTGATCGAGTTCCGCCGCCGGATATCAGCCTGGCAACATGGCGTGCTGGTGTTCCAGCTGTGTCGTGTGGTTTGGACCCGCTGGATGGATGTCGCGGTGCTGGTGCGGTTCCTGACGCAGGCCATCTCCGAGCGCGGTTATGACGCTGAGCAGGTCGACCGGGAAATTGCCGCAGAGCGTAAACGCGAGCTGGCATTGGGTCTCGACTTCCGCCGTCCGGGATCCCCGGCACAGGGGCTGGGAGCAAGATCTGCAAGCGATGAGGATGCTGCTGCGGGCGAAGATCCGGAGGGCGATGCAGATACGGAGGATGACCCTGATGCAAAGGCTAAACGATGAGCAGTCAGACAGGCAGGAGATCAACTCCGGGCAACCGCGCCGCCTTGCGATCAAAGGTCACGAGCGATGTGGCCCCGGCACGGCGCGCAGCGGCAGCAATCATCAGATCCGCAAAACCGAAACCCTCATCGCGGTATAGGAACACCGCCGTCCCCACATCATCTGCCGCTTCGACTTCGATCTCCACAGCGGCCAGCAGACCTTCGAGCGCAGCGGTGACATCTGCACGACCAAAGCCATAGGCGCGCTCCAGCACCCAGACGAGCTCCAGCATAACCTCGCGACAGATAAATCCCGGTGCGGCTTGCGTCAGCCCGCGCATGAAAGCGCTGGCAGCAGCAGCTTGATCCGGATCGTCCTGCGTCAGGAACCGCACCAGCACATTGGTATCGATGGCAATCATTGGTCAGGGCGCTGCCCGTCAATTGCCCCTGAACTGATTGCGTCATCCATCTCGTCGAGGCTGACCGGCTGTTTGCCCGGCCGCGCCAAAAGGCCTTCAATTTCTGCCACCGGCCGGGCCTTTAACAGTCTGACCTCGTCGTCCAATACAACGTAGCGCACCTTGTCACCGCTTTTGAGGCCGAGTGCCGCCCGGACATCGCGCGGCAGCGTCGTCTGGCCTTTGGTGGTCACTGTCGATTCCTGCATTACTACGATTCCTTACTTATTGACGTTTCCCCTTACCATATCGGGGGAAGCCACTGTAAATCAAGCCCCGCGACAGGACCGGAACATGCATCACGCCCAAATCGCCCAGCGGGCGTTTAACACGCCCCTTATGGTCGACCCTGCCAAGGCGATGGTGTTTCTGTCCGGGCTTGGCCCGCGCATCACCGGGCGGGAGATCACCTTCCATGGCATTGATCTGCCGTCCGCTGGTGCTGAACAGGCGACCCCACCCGCTCGCGTGTCACTTTTTGGCAATGACCTCGCCCAGCGCCATCAGCGCAACGGTGCGCAGCCCTACGCGGTGATTGATGGCATCGCGGTGATCGAAATCGCGGGTACACTTTTGCACCGGGGTGCGTGGATCGGGCAATCCTCGGGGCTGACGTCCTACGAGGGGATCGCCGCTCAGCTTCAGGCGGCTCTGGCCGACCCCGCCGTGCGCGGCATCGCTCTCGATATCGACAGCTTCGGCGGTGAAGTGGCGGGTGCCTTCGATCTGGCCGACCGCATTCGGGCAGCGCGCGCGCAAAAGCCGGTGCAGGCCTTCGTGGCTGAGCACGCGCTGTCCGCTGGCTATGTTCTTGCATCGCAGGCCGACCGCATCATCCTGCCACGCACCGGTGCCGTTGGCAGCATCGGCGTCGTGGCCTTGCACACCGACATGAGCGGCGCACTGGACCAGAAGGGCATCGCCGTCACCCT